CAAGAAATAGTAAACACAATAAACAAATCAAACTTACCAGCCTATGTATTAAAAATCATACTAAAAGAACTATATCAACAAGTAGAAGAAATAGAAGCAAAAGAAATAGAAACATATAAGCAAGAACAAGAAAAAAAGCCAAAGAAAAAGGAGAGTGATAAATAATGGCTTTAGTAGAATTTAAAAATTTACCAGATACAAGTACACCATTAAATGCACAAAACTTAAATAACAACTTTGAATTGTTAAGTAATCAAATAGCATTATTAAGTAATCAAATGACAATTACTTGTTCTGATACAAGTATAACAACAACACTAGACCAAAAAAGAGAAGATATTCCATTAGATACAGTACTAGCCTCTGTTGGAGATAAATTAACTCTTAATACTGCAAATAATAAATATGAAATTAAAATAGGAAGTGGAGTAAGTTATGTTAGTGTAAGTGCAGGTTATAGTGCTAATCAAACTACTTCTGGTGCAACTTATATAGCATTAACTATATTGAAAAATGGTAGTCAGTATGGAAAATGGGCAAATGCTAAAGGAAATCCAAGTAATCCTAATGTATATCTTTATACATCAATGTCTGATATATTGATACCAGTTCAACAAGGTGATGCAATAGCACTTGCTATATTTATAAGAGTTGCGGGAACAGTTAGTATTACGAATCCGTATCTATCAGTTAAAGTAGTAGCATAAAGCTTAGGAAACTAGGCTTTTTGTTTTTTTATAAATTATATGATATAATGCACCTAAGGAGGAAAAATGAAAAAAGAAAGTTTTGCATTAGAATTATTAAATGACTATAAAAAAACTAACAAAAGACAATTTATTATAATTTTAACTATACTTACTATGTGGTTTTGTACCATTGGCTATTTAGTTTATATTCTTAATGATATTGGTTATGAAGAAATAACTACTGAAACTTATGAAGTAGAACAAGAAGCAGAAACAGGAAATAACAATTTTATTCATGCTAAAGGAGTAGAATAATGGCAAAACAAAAAATTAAATATACTAAAACTACTATTAGAAGAAAATATCGTAAATCAAAGAGAAAATAATGAACTTTTTTGATTTTACAAAAACAGATTATGAATATATAGTTAAAGAATGTATGCTTGATGAAGAATATCAAAAACTATTAGAATATAAAATAAAAGGATATAGCAGAATTAAAATGGCTATGAAATTAGGTGTTAGTGAGCCTACCCTAGATGTAATGATTAAAAAATTAAAGAAAAAAATTAAAAAAATTATATAAAAACAATACAGGAACTCGATAAAACGAGTTTCTTTTTTTTTGCTAAAATTTAAGGTGAAAAGGAGGAAATAGAACCAAGTAGACTTGTTTAAAACACATTTTGAGTGGTATTAATCTATTTCTCTTTTTCTATTTAAAGGAGATGAAATAAATGAATAATAATCCTTATTTAAGAAATTATATACCAAATTATAATCAACAAAATATGGATGAACAAATTGATTATCAAATAAATCAACTACAACAAATGAAAAAGCAAATGAGAAATAATACACCAGCTATAAATCAAACATTTCAATTAGCACCAACTTCTTTAGGAATTAAATATGCAGATTCAATAGAAGAAGTACAAAGAGATATGGTAATAGGTGATATTCCTTATTTTAGTAAAGATATGAGTATATTATGGTTAAAGAATAGTAAAGGAGAAATAAAAACTTATGAACTCAATGAAATTATACCTAAAGATGAAAAAGACATACAAATAGATTTTCTAATATCACAAATAGAAGAATTGAAAGGAATGATAAAAAATGATGCAAATATTACAGATGCTAATGCAAAACAAGATACAACAAATACCACAAAGCATGATAAATCAACTAGAAAAAAATTTGAAAATGAGGAATCCACAAGCATTTCAGAAGTATCAGGAAGCAAGGAAGAATAACAATCCACAGGAATTATTAAATGAAACTATAAATAATTTTAGTCCTCAGCAAAAACAACAATGGAATAATATGATGTCTATGTTAAATCAATCTAAATAAGGCTAGATGCCTTATAGGAGGGTATTTAAGCTAGATTTAGGTATCTTCCTATAAGTTATCTAGCAACTTAAATATTAAGAAAGGAGAGATATTATGAACAATGGTATTCAACCAACAGTAGAACTTGCTACCAACAATGGTAACGGATATGCTTATCCAGTTTATCCAATGATGGGTGGATTTGGAAATAGTGGTTTTGGTAACGATGGAGCAATTTGGATCATTTTAATAATTGCATTACTTGGTGGATTTAACAATGGAAATGGTGGTTTTGGAAATAATGGATTTGATAATGGCTATGCTTGGTTAAGCAATGGTCAAAAAGAAATTATGACAAACACTAACAATGGATTTGATACATTACACTTATCTAACCAATTAGATACAGTAAATAGTGGTATTTATTCATTATCTAACCAATTATGCAATTGTTGTGCTGACATGAATAGTACAGTTAGCAATGGATTCTATAATGCAGAAGTAGCTGCTTGCAATAGACAAATGGCTAATATGAATCAAGTATTTGGTTTAAGTACACAATTAGCAAGTGCAAGTGCTGACAATAGACTTGGAATACAAGACTTAAAGTCAACTGTAATTAGTGAAAACTGCTCTGATAGAGAAGTATTAAGACAAATTGGTCAAGATATTCTTGTAAATCAAACTGCTAATACTCAAAAGATAATTGATGAAATCTTTAGAGATAGATTAGATGAAAAAGATGACAAGATAGCAGAATTAAATAGACAATTACAAATGGCTGATTTAAGAGCTTCACAAATAGCTCAAACACAAGCAATCACTTCAAATATCTATAATGAATTAAAAAATTGTCCAGTAGGAACAGTACCAGTATATGGTAGTCAACCAATATTCACTTGCAACAATGGTTGTGGATGTGGAATGGGTACAACAAGTCAATTTATTTAATAGCATATAGTTGAATACAACTTGCTCGAATACGAGAACTTGCTAAAAACAGAGAATAGGCAAGGGCTTATTCTCTTTTATTTATGAAAGGAGAAAGATAATATGATAGAAACAATTATAAATGAACCATTATCATTACCAAGCAATGCAAGTCCAATAGTTTTTGATGAAACTGATATAAGAACTAGATGTGCTACTTGTAATGGATGGTTAGATTATTCAAATGGAAATCCTAACTTTAAAATATTTGGAAACGGTTATACAGGTTATTATGATGTAGAATTTAGTGCTTCTGTAAGTACAGCAACACCAGGAGTAGTAGCAATAGCATTATTTCAAGATGGAGTAATGATACCTGACACTGTAAGAGCAGTTACTATTGCAGCTGCAGATGATTATGAAACTATTTCTTTTGATAAGAAATTAAGAGTATGCCCTAGAGGTACTACTAACTTATCAGTACAATCAGTTTCAAGTGTACCTACACCAACTACACCTACAACACCAATATCAACTACACAAGCAATTATAACAAATGCTACATTTAGTATAAGTAGAATTTAATGAGAAATAATTTAGATATAACTTCATTAGTATTACAATTATATAGTGTTATTTTGTTATTACAAGACTATAATAATCGAGATCTAATGCAAGAATTACAAAATCAAGACTTAAATTATTTTGAAAAAATTATTAAAAGTCAAGAAGAAATATTAACTCTTTTAAGAAGGGAGGATAAATAATGGAAGAACAATTAAAAACTAAAATTGAAGAACAAATAAAAAATGTACTTGAACAAGATATAAATATGAATAACATAGAATATTTATACAAGTTAAGTAAAATAAAACATATGATGAAGGAGGATGAAAATATGAATTATGGAAATTATGGTCGTAGACCAGGATATGATAGCTATGGTAGATATGGAGAATATGGAAACTATGGAAACTACGGAAATTATGGAAACTATGGAGATAGCTATGGTCGTAGAGGTAGAGATATGAAATATCGTGGAGAAGAAGAAATAGACAGAATGGCTGGAGATTATGGAAGATATATGGACTCTCGTAATAGATATGGTGCTGGAGAAGAATCTGATAAAAGTTTTCATTATATGGTAAAATCATTAGAAGATTTTATAAAAGTATTATATGAAGAAGCAACAGAACCACAACAAAAGCAAATGCTTAATGAAACATTACAAAGAAGTATGAGATAATGTATAAATATTATAATGCTAATGCATTAAATAGATATGAAGATGATTGTGTTATAAGAGCAATTTCGTGTGCTACAAATAAGTCATGGGATTATGTATATGATTATTTAAGTGATATAGCACAATATGAAGGAACACTACTTGATAAAAGGGAATTTGTAAGAAACTATTTAGATAGAACCTATCAAAGGTTAGAAAATATATATGGCACAGTGGGATATGTTTCTGGAATGTTCCCTAATAATACTTTATTAATAACAATGAATGGTCATATAGTATGTTCCAAAAATGGTATAATATATGATACTTTTGATTGTAGAGATAGAGAAGTAGAAAATGTATGGTTAGTAAAATAAAAAAAGAACTATTGTTCTTTTTTTTTCTTCATGTTATAATAAAATTAAATACAGGGTAAGGAGCTTAGTGATATGGATAGTAAAAAGTTTCAAATAGAAGTTTTGGAAAGATTAACAGCAATAGAAACAACTTTAAAACAATTAGATTATAAAGAAATGCAAGTAAAAGTAAACAAAATTGAAAACGGAACAATAGATATGGAAAGTAGAATAAAATCCAATGAAAAAAGACTTGATAAAATAGAAGATAATAACAAATGGTTATGGAGAACTGTTGTGGGTTCTATAATAACAATAGTAATAGGAGTAATAGCAACTCTTATTAAGTAAGGAGGGAAAATTATGAAAGCATGGTTAAAAGCTGCTGGAATAAGAGCAATTAAAACAATGGCTCAAACTGCAGTAGCAATGATAAGTACATCAGTTATCATGAGTGAAGTAAATTGGACTATGGTTTTATCAGCTAGTGTATTAGCAGGAATATTAAGTTTACTTACTAGCATAGCAGGATTACCAGAATTAAAAGAAGATAAGTAGAAAGAAGGTAATAATATGAAATATATTAGTGTAGAAAATTTTATCAAAGAAACAATAGGAAAAGAATATGACATGGATCATGCATACGGAGTACAATGTGTAGATGGAATTAAAAAGTTCACACAAGATGTATATGGAGAATCAAACTTTACTTGTGGAAATGGTTGGGCATATGGATTATGGACTAACTATGGAAAAAATGGAGTAGAAAAATATTTCAAACAATATTCATTTAAAGAAGCAAAAGCAGGGGACTGGATAATTTGGAATAAAGGTAGTAAGCAATGTCCATCTTCTCATGTAGGAATGTTTATCAAGAAAGTAAAAGTTAATAAAGTAACATCATATGGTCAAAATCAAGGAAAGAAA